GAACCTGTGTGCATTGTAGGTGTTTCCTCTTGTGTCTGATAGTACTCGCGATAGAACTGATTTTCTCTTTCCAGTCATTTCGCGATAAAACTCCATCTCAATAGGAGTAAAAATATATTCTGCTACACTTGAAGCAAAGTTAGCTATCTGTTTTGTCTTGGTGTTCCATGGGGAAGGCTCATCACACTGCTCTGGTCTATTTAATAATTTATCATACTCATCAGCTATAATGTCTTGCAGGCCAACCCCAGCTGATAACATATCGTCAAATTCTTGCAATGCGATATCGTTCAATTTGTCTATCTCTTCAGCAGCAGCTTCGGGAGATAAACCCATATCTTCAAGCTCATTTCTTCTTAAAGCGTCCCAGTCATCTAGTTGTTGCTTGTTTAAGCAAACCAAATCACATATAGGAGAATCGTCAGCAATAGAAATTAAATCTTGAGCTTTTCGTCTCTCAGACTCTGGAAGGAACGCTGGGAATGTTTTGCAAAGATCGGACACAGAGTTTCCATCAGGAAAGTAAATTGAACAATCCGAACAAGTCAAGGATATAGAGTTCGCAACTCTATCAAACACACTTATGTCGACAGGATCTCCGGCAGCTATCATCAACATCTCCTTCTTAGATAAAGTTCTAGAGAAAGATTTTAATATACAATCGACACAATCGCCTGCTAAAGATGGTGGCATACCTCTCATAGATTCGACCATCTCTTTTAGCATATCTCGCGTTTTATCGGGCTGTGAGCCGCATAAAAGATTTCCAAAGATGTCAGCAAAGTCACCATCATCTCTGGCTAGTGCTGCTAATCCTTGACACAGAATGTTGTCCAAGGCTGCTAATATTTTTAACAAAAACGATAAAAGCATCTTCGTAAAAACAGACAGTGCTATTTGAACTAACATTTTGCGCAATTCATTCATTAAATCTGGTATACCAGCTGGTATATATAGTGTTGGAATTTTCGGTATCCTAACGGCTAACATTGGGTCACACACATCAATTTTGAATTTTGGTATAAGCATACCCAAGTCAGCAAATGTGCTGAATGGCGTGACTTGGCATTGGTTAAACACAGCTACAATAAGAGTTCTTATGAGAGGAGTTATCGGCAACCTGTCCACTTGTCTTATGAGATCGTCTATAGGAACAACATCCATCAGAGCTTCTATATAAGCTTCCAAAATAACTGTTGTAACTTGGGAGACTTTACTATCAACATTCATCTGTTCGACCTGTTCTGGTGTTGCACCAGCGAGATCTTGAGTAACTAAAGCGTATGTTGTTGATTCTCCGGGCTTCTTTACTTCGGGTTGAGAGGAATCATCTGTTTCTTCATCACTCTTTACTGAGCTAACACCTTTCATGTTTTTATATCTGCTGCTTGGTTTTGAATCTTGTACGACGCCACCAGCAAAATTACTAGACCAAGGATCTGGAACATATGCTCCTATAATACCCTGAACTTTGGCTTCTATCTCGGCCTGTTGTGACGCTGGGAGAAATCCTATCAATTTTCCAATATGTCGAGCAGTCAACGAAGATATTAGTTTTTGAACTATCTTTTGTAGTGCTTCTTCAAATGGTATACCGCCCAGCATACATTCCAATATCAATCTTAATAGACCATCTAACTCACAAAAAGTTAGCGAACCTATTATCTCTTTGCCGTTCATATCACTTCCAAGAGCCCATACGAGATAAGAAGCTATTCCACTGTTTGGGTTTATAGAGTCTTTGAGTTGATCAACTAATCCTCCCTTGTCACCATACCTTTCGTTAAATTCTGCTATGGCTTTTTTTGTGTCTTCTGCACAAGTCATTCTATTGAATTCGTACGCCAACAATTCGAACACTGTTTCTAGACTAAAAAGAGAAGATTTTAAAAACTCTCCAAAGCTTGGAAATTGCTCCATCGCACAAGCTAAGCTGTTTTGCCTGTCTTCCAATGGCGAGTTGAGAGTTCCATATTCCAAATCAACAGAGGGGACAAGATATTTAACAAAAAACTGCTCCCAGCTGGGTGGTTCATAGGCTTGTAGGTCATCATCAACATCGTTTATATTTCCTATGATCGCAAACGGATTGAAAGTAAAACCCCTTGGGTCTTTTAGAAATATCGGTTTTTCTCCATTGAAACGCAAGTCAGAATTCTTCTTGATATTGAATATCTGTCGATATCGACATCCAAAAGGCTTTACACTAATTGCTTTTATCACATATGGAGTTTCTGGGTTCGAATTGTCAAACCTTATCTTTATTTTATCAATTTTGTTATTTGCGAATGGAAGGGAAGACTCAAACGAATTGACTCTGTATCCCTTGTCTCGAACTAATTTGAATAAATCTTTTCTAAAAGCCTTCAAATCTCTTCTCAAGGAATCAAATTCGGATGAAAATATGGGTTTCTTATATTCATCATCCACTTTGTATAGATACCCTCTTGCTTTCAACAAGTGAACTTCATAGAACTTCTGATATACTTTTACACCCACCTTTGCTCTCAACACCATAGCATAAAACTTGGTTGCATCGAACTCAACCTCGTCAATTCCGGCTTGTATATCTTCGTTAGGTTCAGGAGAGTTATCTTGAGGCAACAGTTCGAAATATTTCTTTTGTACAGACAGTTTGATCTTTACTTGGCCCGTATCTGTTCTTATGGCCCATTCTACCCTCGTAAACGGTCGTAAAGGCAGTTCTACGGGCTCTTCGTTAATATCCAGTAGTTCACCCACCGGACCAACAAAGTAGCTGTTTATTTGAGTTTTATCGAAGTCTTTTGATAATCTTTTGAGACCATATAAGAACACAGTCTCATCTTGCAGGTTTGGTTGATCTATCAAGATGTCTTCCATCACATATTTCTCTATATCATCTCCGTATCTTTGAGTGACATATTGAACAGAACCATTTTGTGGTGCAAAAACTATTACATACTCACAAGTCTTTTCGTTATAATACGAACCATCATGGTAAACTATATTTGGTTCGATATAAGATGGATTAGGTTTGCACTCTGGGCAAATTGGCGGTACATCAGGATCTTCGAGATCTTTACACAGTTCAAACTCT